CTGCAATGCTCCGACTGCCTGCGTTTTCGTGTATGAAGAAAACGGGTTCATTGTAGCCTGAAGCGCCTTTACTTCATCATTCAATTCTTTTGTTTTATCGGCGGCGTCTTTCGATGATGTTGAATACTCGTACAGAGCGTAAGCACCTAACAAAACGACGCCTGGAATACCTCCAAGCGCTGCCCACAACCCCCGAGCAACGGTGGTGGCTGCACGGCCTACAACAGAATACTGAGCAGTAGCAATATTTAATGCTTTCTGACTCGCTAATACAGCCTGATTGGCCGCTGCTAGGCGAGTTAAGGCGCCGGCACGCAACGTATCGTTACTGGCTACCTCAAGTGAGCGTTTTGCAGACATCTGCAAGGATAAGTTATATTCGTGTTGTTGCTTAGCAGCAGCTAGTGTTGACGCGGTAGCCGCTCGCTGAGCAACGGCTTTTTTACCTAAATCAATACTGTAATTACTTAACGCTGCAGCACCGCGTACTAATGCTACGGCGGTTAGAGTTTCAATTGCAGTCGTCAGGGTTTGTGCATTGTCACGCACAAATGTAAGTACTTCACCAGTCGTTTCTAGTAAGTCTCCGTATACATTACTAATGGGCTCTTCAAAGGCTGCAACGGTTTGTATGCGTAAATTCTCTAAGGCATTTTCTTGTGCTGTGATGTTATCTATGTTGGCTTTCGCGGCTCCGTCGTATTCATCTAAAGCTTTAATAAGATCATCACGAAACATCTCACTGGTCACTTTGCCTTCGAGCACCAGGTCACGGTAGGTTTTACCCTGCAGGCCAGCAGCTTTGGTAATAGATTGCATTAAGCCAGGTATAGGTTCCATTACCTGATTAAACTCTTGCGCTTGAATCTTCGGTTGCGAAAGCGCTTGGCCTAAACCGTACATTAAGTTGCCGAGCTGGTCGGTGCTTACACCTAATGCGCTTTGGGCATTGCTTAGCCCAGTCATTAGTTGATATTGCTGTTGTTGATTAATAATGTCGCCTTTGCGCAGTGCAGCTAAACTGGCGTAGCTTTCCCCCATTACCAACACCGATTTACCGTGTTCATCGGCTAGCTGCGTTAAAAACTGCATAGAACGGCCATAGTCGGCGGTATCTTCACTCAAAAAGCGAAGGCGCGTACTAAACTGCTGATACTCAGCTAACGTGTCTTTTATATTAATGGCTGCATTCTGCGCCGCTAAAATACCAAATGCGCCGGCAATATAGCCGCCTAACGGTCGCATAGTAGTACTTAACCCTCTGGCCTGTACCTCTAATTGCTGAATATTGCGTGACGCGGAAGCTGCAGACGTATCAGTAGTGCGTAAGCTGCGGGATAGCGCAGATTGACTTGTGATCACTTGCTGAATTTCACGCTGCAACGAATCTAGTGTTTTATCGTATCGCGCTAAACCATCACGGGCCGCGGTGCTGGTCTGTTTAGAAAGGTTAACTTCCTTGTTAAGTGCAGCCTGCTGGCTCACTAATTCCTTAAGATGGTTATCAAGCTTACCTACAACTGCTTCAAGCGCGGTAAAACTACCCGCTTGCTTGGTGCTTTCTGAGGTACCGCGAGTAAGTTCACGGTTAAGCGCAACCTGCTGAGCAATGGCCTGCTGATACTCTTTGCGCATACCCTTGGTATTCGCTAATAGGTTAATCATAATGTCTAGGTCACTTTTGCTCACAGGCTCGCTCGCTTAAAATTGATACTACATGCCGGCTAAGAATTCGTAGCTTTTGATAATCCTGCTTGGTGTACTTACGTTCGCTTGCGTTCGCATCGGCCAATACTGCAGAAACATCTAACGCAACACGTATCCCTTGCGTGTAAATCCATAAATCGTCTACATCCAAAAACCAGTAAAACGCGGTAATGTTTTCGGGAAGCAGTTCTAACTCGCGGTCTTGAAAATCTTCGTCATCTTCAAGCAGCGCATTAATTTGAGACGGGCCTAATCCGTAGCCCTCTCGTAACTGTGTTATGTATTCGTCCTTGTCTTTACTTGAAACGCTAGGGCCAACCCATGCCTGGGCGGCCTCTAGGAGTTTTTTTCCGCTACACCTGCATCCATTTTTAAGTACGCGTTATACAGCCCTACGCGGTAATTGGTGTTAGATAAAAGTTCAGCTTTATCGTCATCCGTGAGTACGTCTAAACTCTTCTCGTCTTCACCTGCTTCAAGTAACACAAAAGATAGAAACGCGGTTTGCCCTTTGTTTAGCAAGTTCTCAAACTCGCTTTCTGAAACACGCTTAAAGCGGGCAAAAAATGCGTGTTCTTCTAGCTTGCCGCCATCAGTGGGAACATTGACAAGTACAGGCCAAACCACCGTTTCTTTACGTTTTATTTGTAGTTTCATTAGCTCACCGTAATCTTGTTTTTACCCTTAGCGCCGTAAGGCATCACAAACGTTCGCTTACCTTCAAACTCACCATAGCCCACACCTAAAATTTGTAGCTGGGGGTTAGAAAAGGTAACGATGTTTCCCGCTGTGGTGCCGTGTTGTAGCGAGAAAGGCAGGTATACTTCAGCCTCGCTGTTCACAATGGCAAAGGGGTCGAAATCGGTATGGTCAGGTGCCAATATTTCAATTTCACCTTCTGGCGCAATGTCATCAATACTCACGCCTTCGTAACCAGGCAAATCGGTGTAATTCACTTCATTGTTTTGGTCAGAAGAATAATTCACCAGCACGTACTCGCTACTATCTAGCGTAAATGTGGTGTATTGGTTACTAACCTTCACCGGTTTAATTTGGCTAAACGACGGGGTTGGCATGGCCTCTTTTAACACGCCGCCGTAGGTACCGGTGATGGTGAGCGTATAAGTAGGCAGTGAGCCATTGGCAACAGATACACTAATATTCGCCTGGGCAGAAAGTACTTTGTGGTTCCGGCCAGCGTGATAGAAGTAAATAGTGGCATCAGGCCAGCTATCGTCATCTAGCTGTTCGTACTGCACATCGGTACCGGCATTAATTGTTTCGCTGAATGCGGCAATTTTAATTAGGTCGTTATAAGCGGGGGCATTTCCTGCTGTGCCCGAACCCGCAATTTCTACTTCAGTAGATAGCGTAAAGTGTTGGCCCACCAACAACTGTGGCTTAAAGCCCAACGTTGCATCATCCAGTTCGCGGTCGAGGGATTCAATTTCTAGCGAGATTTCGGCGTTTTTGGTTTGAATGTGCTTCGGCGTTTCACCTGCAGCAATGTAATCTTCACCAATGACTAAGGCTGGATTGGCTGCAGCGTTAAACACTGCCATGGTGAGCAGAAGGCGCTTCACCTTGTACTTTTGATACTTAGCGCTCATTGCTTAGGCTCCTTTGCTGATTTAGCGGTAGGTGCCTGCTTTTCGGTGTGCTTTACGCTTAGTTCCTTAACTGGCTCTAATTGGGCTAGTTGGGCACTGGAAAGCTCGCCGGCTTCAAAAGTGTTTGCACCTGGTGCGAAGTTAACACCAGCGCTGCGCACTGGCGTAGTAGATGAATTGGTAACTGTAATAGGCATGGTCGCCCCCTTTTGCTGTAGTGTTTAGTTTCGCAATGAGGGGGGCGCAGCGTTAGGGCAAAAATTAAAGGTCGTTAAAGCGCAGTTCGAAAAGAACCCAAGCGTGGATAGGATCCATTTGGCGCGAAGAGCGAGCATTAAGCAATTCGATATTTAACGGTTCGTTGGTGTCGGCGTCATTTCTTACTAACTTTTTGACAATGTTCATCATGTCAAACTCGATAGCTTCTTTTTCAGCACCAGAGATGTTTTCGTTCACCAGCTGCTGGGCCACTATCATAAAGTTGTGCACTTCGTCTTCGGTGTCGTACAAGCTACCGAACTGAGGAAAGCCAGAAGACAGCACCGCATAAATGCGGGAGTGCTTATCCATCTCGGTATCTAAATCGCTGTAATTTCGCGTGACATGGTGAATGCCCACTAATTGCTTAAGGTTATCTTTAACCGTGTTCAGACGCTGTTCGGGGGTCATTTTGCTTTAACCTCTAATGCAGATTTAAAGTACGTCAACGCTAGGTTTGGCGCTTTTGACCTTATGTGTTCAAGGGCAGGTTTCATGAATGGTTGCGCGGGGGTGCCGTTATAGAAAATTTTGGTTTGAATGAGATAAACCAACTGCTCGATACTCATATCTTCGTCGTCGGGGGTTATGCCCTTTACGTCGAGCCAGTCCATCATCGTTTGGTCAGGTACCCAGCCGCCACGGCCAGTGCCCTCTTCAACATATTTGGCATAATGTGTATCTGCTACAATTTGATGATGGCTCGCTGATTGTTGCTTTGTTCTTATTGAATTAGTCAGGGTACTTTCAGCTTTCGGCGTGTGCCTTTTTGCTTCTCGCGCCCCTTCCTGAGATAAGCGGCGTAATAACTTAGCCGTGGCGGTATCGACTGAGTTAACAC